GGGCAGCGAGCCTGATCCTGCAACGGACGCGGTTGCTAATCCTGCACCGGAACAATCCATGCCTGTGGAAGCACCTGCCCCGATAACGCCAGAAACGGCCCCTACAGAGCCGGAAGCATCGGCGGCCACTTCCGAAACTCTCACCAGCGAGCCTCCTAGCGCATCCTAGGGGCATGCCATGGCCGGACGTAGGACTAAACTCTGCACAAGGTGCCAAAAAGAACCCAATATGCCCCACAGCTCCTACTGCCGCACCTGCCAGCGCGCATACGAATCAGAACGGCGCGCACGGTTGAAAAATCCAGAGTCCGAAATCGTTAATAAAATACTCGATCAAGATGGCTAAAGTTGGCCGCCCAACTGATTATAAACCCGAATATGCAGAACAGGCTTTCAAGTACTGCCTTCTCGGCGTTAAAGACAAACAACTTGCACAGCTTTTAGATGTAAGCGAGCAAACTTTAAATAGTTGGAAAGAAAAACATCCAGAATTTCTTGAGTCATTACTTGCCGGCAAAGAAAAAGCTGATGCAAATGTTGCGCTTGGTCTTTACAACAGAGCAAAAGGTTACGAATACGAAGAAGAAACTCCAATAAAGGTAAGAATAGGCAAAGACAAAGAAGAAATAGTCATAGTAAAGTCAAAGAAAATCGTGCCCACAGAGACTAGGGCGGCTGAGTTATGGTTGCAGAATCGGCAGAATAGCAAGTGGCGGAATCAGCAAACCGTTCAGATCGAATCACAGTCAGCTGAAGCCATAGCGGGCGCGATGGGCGCGTTTGCGGCTATGCTGCAGGAAAGCGCGAAGGCTAAGCTGGTTGCTGGCGAAGTTATAGAGGGGGAATAAGCCCGCGTGTCACGCACGGGCCTTTGTGGTTAGGCTGCCTTGCCAGCTTTAAGAATCTTGTCGGCGGCGGCATAAACCTTGCCGAAGCGTACTTTTTCGAGACTCGTGTCTTGCATCCAAGACTGGATGTACTGCCGGCTATAATCTAGGCCGTCTGCAAGCCCTAGTGCTGCGCTTACGAGATAGGCTGTAAGTTCGGCCTCCACTTCTTTGACTGATCGGACAAGTTCTCCTGAGTCCGCGAGCTGTGCGCCGTCATGCAAGAGACAATGCGCGAGCTCGTGGAAAGTCGTTTTTGTCGGGTCGCTTGCGATAGGGTTGATTGCGATAACCTGTTTGTCCGGCTTAGCGTATCCTTGGCAGTTGCCGTCTACCATTGCATATGGCTCTTGCGTGATGCCTAGGCCAGCAAGGGCGGTTGCGATGGCAAAGCCTGGTATGGGTTCGGGGGTGTATTCCGCGCCGTCCGTTTGGCTAAGGCCAAACCAGTTTTTGCGAGCGATGAAGATTGTTTTTGCCTTGTCGGGGTTGGCTTCATCCTTAATAGTTACTGGCATGATCAGGGAGATCGCTTTCTCACCTTTCTTGACTTGGCGGCCTAATGCAAGCCAGCCCTTGTAAGTATTGATCGGCTCGGGCGTGGGCAGTTGCCATTCGGCGAGCCATTGATTCCCTAAGCTGTACCGGTGGAAGCTTGAGTAACAGGCGTTAACCTTTCCTGGCTGAGTGCTGCAGCGGCGATTTTTTCATAGTCGATTTTGGCTGATTCGGTCATCTTACACCGCCTTATTGATTGCTGCGCGTGCAATATTGTGGATCCCGTCGCTCATCGTCATCTGATCCAGGGAGCCATCCTCTGCCACGTCAAGGATGGTTTTTAGTGCTTCCAGCAATTCAGGCGCCGCGGCGATTAAGCGGGCGTTTGCTTCTCTCTCCGATTGCGTATCAAAAGCACTTTTCATGGCCTTAATCCCGCGTCACAAACACGTGCACGTTGCAATCAGGAAAACCGCCCATAACCATCTGACCGCGCCAGCCCATTTTGGCGCATAGTGCCTTAGCAGCTGATATGTGGTTTTCGTCACTATCCAGCTCGTAAGCATAGTCTAACACGATTTGGTTACGGTCGCCGTCACTGGCTTCTATCCGTGAGCCGCGGTAGTCAGTTGGCCCTAGATAGGTGGTTTTAATTGCTTTCATAGTCTTTGTCTCCTGGTTGTGGTTGGTTTGTGTTGTCATGTTAGGCCGCCTTTCTAGCGTGGTTTGTTGTAGCGCAAGCCGTCATCCGGCGAGACAAACCACTTTTTCAAACGGCCTGTTTTCAGGTTGATGCACTCATGTATAGTAAATTCCCGATAATGGATTGCACCGTGTCCAAAACATATTTCGCCCAGCGTTGCGTTGCGCCAATAAACAAAATTGGTCGCCTTTTCTGGTTTGAATGGGTTGAACATGGCGGGTTGCCCCTGGTTGTGGTTAGTGGTTAGGCGGGCGTGATTGCCCTATGCCCCTATATAATCATAACCAAATCACTTTGTCAACACTTATTTTATAAAAATAAAAGAGGGGGCGGAACTCTAGTAAAAAACGGCGCGCACAATTTACCACGTTTTCTAGCTACAAACGACATATTACCCTTTATTTCCAATGACTTAATGGTGCGCATGAATAGTCCGATTGAGTATATCCCGCCACATGGAGGACGGAGTGCATTCGGATTTGAGGCGACATTATTACCAGCTAATATTTTAAAAAAAGTTCTTGACTTATGTTTTATATGTGATTATAGTGAGGATATAGGGCAATCACGCCCGCCAACAAGGAGATAAAGCCATGCAACACGCAATAGCAGAAAAACGGATTGATATAGTCCGCCACATTATCGGCCAAGGTTACGGCACCGATTGTGAGAATCCCTATATCTGGTCAAGCAATAATTCCGATATGTTCGAGTTCGGCGCATGGTTGCGCAATACGGGGCGGCCAAATCTGGCGCAATGCGTGATATCCGCCACTAGCCGCACGATCAAAACAATGGGATTCGGGAATTATAAAATTTCCTGGAATAAAGAGCAAATTCAATTTGAGCGCGTTTTTAACGATTAAGGGGATCGAAAATGGAAAACTCAACCGCAAAATATAATCACTTTGCAGCGCTAGAACGTGACGGAAAAGTGATTAAACAATCAAATTGGCCATGCAAAACATTCTTAAAGGCGCAATGCGCCGCTGAAAGATTGCTTAAAAATTATCAGATTATTGGCAAGCCAGTGACCGCAACCGTTGTTTCAACCATGAAAGGAATCTAGCCATGACTAACCAAGAGATGCAAACTCAAAACCGCGCAATCCGCAAATGGCTGTGGATGCGCGACTGCTGGCGGCACGGCGCGGATGTCATAACATGCACTTATGGCAAAGCAACTTACTACAGCGCCAAGCACGCCGATCTTTTTCGCGTTCGCAAGTCAGGGCTTTACGTGCAGCGCGGCAAGTCCTGGGACTGCCTCAACTTCACAAACCTGAAATCCTATAGCTATTAGTCCGGGGACTAACAATGACTTATAAAAACAAACACACACCACAACCAAGAGGACTAACCATGACCGAATCAACTAAAATAGATTACGAAAAAATCGCCGCTGAATCGCAGTTCGCGGCACATACGCCCGGGCCGTGGGAAGATAACGGCGAGGGACTGATATATGGCCAAGTGTCGGGCATAGATGATGAAGCGCCATTTGTCGCGGATGTCAGTTACGAATCAGTCAATTTTTTAACCAACCAGGAAAAGGCAAACTCTCTCTTGATTTGCGCATCGACGGACATGCTTGCCGAATTGCTTAGAACACAAGATGAATTGGCAAGCATCATCCGGGATACAAATTTGAAAAACCTGGGGCACGTTGAAAAAGATATGCTTACACGGTGGTTTAATGGTGTTACCGCAACAATCCACAAAGCAAGAGGAGTCTAGTCATGACATACACAAGAGTAATACCGCTAGCTATGACGGATTTGAAACCCGCAAATTCACGGAGAGAAAGGCGGTGCAAGCATGACTCGCATCAGCATCCTAACGCATCTGGCGTTCGCCGCCCTGATAGCGGCGATCACATGGCAAGTCGCGGTTGAGCATACGCAGCTTCGCGAATATCAGGCCAATGAAGGCAACACCAAACTTGTCGCGCTGGCTATGTCCGGCGCGGCCATGAAAGGAAAATAAACCATGACTAAACTACTCCTAATCTGCACCCTGCTACTCGCTCCCCTGCCCGCGCTCGCAAGCACTGCTTGTGATCGCATGGTTAGCGCTGCTGTGGCTTCTCACTTCGGCGATCCAAATATCGGTACTGTGCTCTGGCGGATCCGGCAAGAGTGCGAGGCTGCCGGCGCGCAAGCAACCCTGCAAGCGGAGTCGCAGCCTCAGCCGCCGGTTTATCACTGCACCGATGGACTGACTCCGGGTGACGTGGTATGTCAGCCGGAATGACTGGCGAGCAACTGAGACACCTACGATTTCAAGCCGGCTATTCCACAAAAGGTTTCGCCGCTCTAATCGGACTCAAGGACGCGCGCAATCTTCGGAGGTGGGAAGCTGGATCGCGGCCTATCCCCGCCCCTATCGTGGCAAAGATTCTTGATGTACTCTTGAGGGATGCCAGAGCCAGAGTATAAATTCGACGAGCAACCACAATGGATGCAGGACGGACTCAATCACATTAAAGAATGGCTGAACCTGGCTAGGCGCGAGCAGTTGCCGCCCATGGATTTCTGCACCAATGGCGGAAGCAGATATAAATGGTTTCTGTGCGGCGGGCGTTCTGGCGGTAAAACCCGAAGCGGCGCAGAGACTACTTTCTGGTGGGCTTTCACAGAACCTAAGTCTCGCTGCGCTGTAGTCGCGCCAACTGCATCAGACCTTGAGCGAGTATGCTTTGAGGGCAATTCGGGTCTAATCAGTGTGATACCGCCATCGTGCATCGAGAAATATAACAAAACGGATCATATCATCATTCTAAAAAATGGGTCAGTGATTGAAGGATACAGCGCGGAAAAACCATCACGACTGCGCGGGCCACAGTTTAACATGGCGTGGTGCGACGAATTGGCCGCTTGGAATGACGGGCGCGAAGTAAACAGCAACAGCACAGAGATGGATGATATCAGGGATCGCGCGGTTTACACGTGGGAAATGCTTAACATGGCCGTGCGACTTGGTGAGAATGTCAAATACGTTCTTTCTAGCACGCCCAAGCCCACTGAACTAATCAAGAGTCTTTACTACGATCCCGAAGTCATCGTGACGCGGTTTTCGACTTTCGCCAATCGTAAAAACTTGGCGGAAAATTACTTCAAGAATCTTTTGAAACATGAGGGGACGCGGCTCGGACGGCAAGAGTTATATGCCGAGCTTTTAGAAGGTGCTGAGGGTAGCATTTTCAACCGCGCTGACTTCCTGCTATGGGCTTTCAAGAATCCGTTGCCGACTTTTGACTACATCATCCAGTCTTATGATACTGCCTTTACGGAAAAGACGATCAATGACCGGACTGCCTGCACTACTTGGGGAATGTTTGTGCATCCGAAGCGCGGAAGCTGCGCGATGCTTCTTGACTGTTGGGCCGCGCATCTTGGTTACCCTGATTTGCGCGAAAGGGTGCTGGATGAGTATGAGCGCTGCGTATTCGGGGAGTATGATAAATCTGTGGATCTGGTTTTGATTGAGGAAAAGGGTAGCGGGATTAGTTTGCTTCAGGATTTGCAGAAAGAGGGCTTGCCTGTGATGGCGTATAATCCTGGCAGTAAGTCTAAGTTCGAGCGCGCCAATCTGGTGAGCTATCTTCCTGTGCATGGGAAGATTTATGTGCCTGAGGGCAAGGATCTTGTGACTGGTGTGGGGAGCCAGAAGCCGACTTCATGGGCTAATGAGATGATTACGGAGCTGTGCCAGTTTACGGGTAAGCAGCGTTCGCGAGATGACTACGTGGATTCGGCGGGCATGGCATGGAAGTTTTTGCTAGAGCAGGGATACTTCGCTGGCGAGCATAAGCAGACTGAGGATGATTATGAGGATGATTACCAAGAGTCGGCTGGTAATCCTTATGCTGCATAGCCTGATTGCCATGACTACAGATTTTATACTATCCATGCAGGGATGGACGATGAAGAACCACAATTCAACGCGGTTGAGAACGATGACGGCTCGGCGACTGTAATGACAGCGCCGCCACCGGATGAGGTAAAGGAAAAACACGGGTTTTATACTAACCTGGCCACGGTGCTTGATTCGTGGATGCTGTCCGATGCCGCCAGCGATCTGATTGATCTGATTGAGGATGACAAGAAATCCCGCGAGCGCAGGGACAAGCAACAGAAGGATGCGCTTGAGCGTTCGGGCGTTGCTGGCCCTGCACCTGGCGGCGCTGATTTTCAAGGTGCGAATAAGGTTACGCATCCCGGCTTGCTTTCGATTGCCATGGATTTTGCTGCGCGCGCCACCAAGGAACTACTGCCGCCTGGCGGCCCTGTAAAGCCAGAGATTGAGGAGCCAGTAACGCCGCCTGAAATGGATCGCGGGAATCGTATTGCCACGCATATGAACTGGCAGATTACGAAGCAGATGAAGGAATTTGAATCTGAGATTGAACAGATGCTTACTCAGCTTCCTTTTGGCGGCTCGCAATATGTGAAGGTTTGGCGGGATGTTGGCCTAGGGCGCAACCGGATCGAGTTTGTCGCGATTGATGATATGTTTCTGCCGTTTTCGGCGAGTAATTTCTATACCACGCCGCGAAAGACGCATCGGCAGTTTCTGACGACTAAAGAGATTGAGGATCGGATTAAATCCGGCCTTTACCGTGATGTGGATTTGGATGCCGAGCCTCAAACGCCTGAGATGTCCAAGTCCGGTGAACTGACGCTAAAGGTTGAGGGCGCGGAAGATACGGGCGAGAATGAAGATGGGTTGCGGGAAGTATTTGAATGTTATGTGGATTGGGAATTTGATGAAGGCACAGCGCCGTATATCATCACGATAGAAAGTTACACCAAGCAGGTACTTGCGGTTTACCGCAATTGGTTGCCAAGTGATGAGAGAAAACAGGCGCTTGATTGGATTGTTGATTACCGCTTGCTGCCTTGGCGCGGGCCTGTTGGTATTGGGTTTCCGCAGATATTCGCTGGATTACCTGCTGCTATTACGGGCGCGCTTCGGGCTTTACTTGATTCCGCCCATGCGCAGAACGCGCCGGCAACTATCACGCAGAAGGGTATTACGAGCGTAAGCGGCAGGAATTCGAACCCGCGTCCTGGCGAGAATCTGACGATACAGACTAAGACGGGTATTCCGGTTGATGATATCCGCAAGGCGATTATTCCGATGCAGTTCAACGGGCCTTCGCCTGTGCTGCTTGAGCTCTTGGGACTGTTAAAAACTGAGATGTCCGATGTCCTGAAGATGACGCTGGATAATATCTCGGACAGCAACCAGAATACGCCAGTCGGCACGCACCTGAGCCGGGTTGAGCAAGGGCTGATTGTTTATTCCAGTATCCATAAACGGCTGCATCAGGGTATGGCGCGGTTGTTTGAGATTCTTTATCGGCTAAATTCGCAGTACTTGGATGATAAGAAAGAACTGAAAGAAGCCGGAAAGGTGCTGGCTAGCAGGGCGGATTACCAAGGGCCGCCGGTGATCAGTCCAATATCCGATCCAAATATCTTTAGTGAGTTTCAGAGACTGACGCAGACGCAGGCGATCTTGCAGCTGAAGCAGCAGCCGTTGCAGGTGCAGTGGAATGATTATGAGATCGCGCACCGGATGCTGACGCAGATGAAGGTTCCTGCGATTGATACGATCCTAACTCCGCCCAAGAAGCCGCCGCCGCCGCAGAATGTAAATCCGGTTAGTGAGTTTTCAAGTTTGATGCTTGGTCAGCCTGTGGATGTGGTACCGCAGCAGGATCACATGGATCACCTGATTATGCACTTTGATCAGTTGATAAGCCCGATATTCTGCCAGAATCGAATGTTTGCGCCGGTGCTACTTGCGAAACTGTTGGATCATATTCGGAAGCACCTTGGGTTTATCTATCCGCAGATTTATCTTGAGAGCGCGCAGCAGGCCAGCAATGTACCGTTGCAGCAGGCGGTTGCGGATCCTGCTGAAGCTGATTTGGTTTCCAAGGTTTTTGTGCAGGCCAGCCCGATTGTTGGTGGGATAATTCAGAAAACTTTCGTGGCTATGGCAACCAAGCGTTACGGTGCGCCTGTGACTGATTTGATTGCTAAGGCTTTTGATTATCTTGATACGATAGCGCAACTGCCAGCGCAGAATAATCCGATGATACAGATTGAGCAGCAGACGCTGCAGCAGAAACAGCAGCAGGATCAGCAGGCGAATCTTTTGAAGATTCAGCAAATGGAGCAAGAGAAACAGATTGCGGATGAGAGAAACCAGACGGAATTGATTAGAACTTCGGATGATAATGCCACGGCGGAAAATATCGCTTCGATACGCGCCACCACCGGCCACGGAGTCGGCGGATTGTCGGACGGTGAGTCCATAGGATCGAACGGATGATGATACCTTGGCAGATACTATTTCTCGCGCTGGCTAATCGCTGCCGTGGTGGATTGATTAACGTCCCTTCTGGGGAGTTGGGGCGGATGTTTTGGGCTATACCGTTTGCGGTTACGGTTTTTCTTGTTCGGTATAATCAGGATTTATGGGTAAATCTGTGTTATGGGGCTTCGTTGTTTGTCGGTGGGTTTACCGGTGCTTCCCTTGCGGCGTGGGGTAAGTACGACACTAAGCCAAATAACTGGGATGCGCTGAAACTGACTTATCAGGGGCTGATTTTTGTTTTCCCGGTTTCGGTTATCTGTGCGGCTTTTACTTTATATTTTCTTGCGGCTTCTGTTTTGCTTTCAGGGCTTGCAATCGCACCATGCTATGCTTTGGGATGGAAGATTCCTTCAAAGATTAAAGGTTTTGAACAAGGAACACCGCTTGGCGAGGTATTATTCGGCGGCGCGATCGGGTTGGTTATTTGGGTTGAATTTATTTTTCGGTGATTTTGTGATATTTATTTATGACTGTTGTCATGTTGGCAACTTAACCTATTTCCGAGGGACTCCCGATGGCCAAGAAAGAACACGAAAAGAAAGAGCATCACAAGAAAGAAGCTCACAAGAAAGAAGAAAAGAAAATGAAAGCCGGCGGTCATGCTAAAAAAGAAAAAGAGCATGAAGTAAAAGCCAAAGGCGGCGTGCACATCCACATTCACCACAGCGGTAAATAAGATGGCCGAAACACCTAAAAACACCAATGCGCACAAGCTTCGCGCTATGGGCAAAGGCAGCAAACCTTTCCAAGCCAAGGGCGGCAAGGCACCTGCTGAGAAAAAACCTAAGAAATGAATCTTCAGGATTTTATTTTAGGTCTTGAAGATAAGATTGGTAATTTAAGACAAGACGTAATTGAAAAGATTTCCGTGATTGCGAGCGAGGATGAACTCTTGAGCGTAGTGCGCAACGCGGGAATCTTGGAAGGCGTAACAACAACAAAGGAAGAACTGGCTAAGTTCTTACGCGGAGACGATGAGCAAGAAGAAAACTGATTACGGCCTGACGGATGCGTTTCCTGAAGTCGATTGCAATGAAACCCCTTTAGGTGATTGCATTATTGTCCAGCTAAAACTGGCCCCCAAGAAACTAGAGAGCGGTTTATACCTGGCGCAAGAAACCATTGATCAAGAGTCTTATGATAACACGGTCGGCAAGGTTATTCTGATTGGCCCTGATGCGTTTAAGTATTTCAATAAGGAAGATGGCACGCTGAAGAAATGGCCGGGCGAGCGCTGGTATCAAGTCGGTGATTACGTCCGCATTCCGAAACACCCGCGCACTGGATTTTTCAAGAGGGTAACGCGCGAATACAAGGAAAGCCGGACTTTCAAGGATGATGACGGCTATGAGACGGTGGAAACCGTGACTGAGAAGGATAACATCACTTTCTGCATTCTTCAGGAAGCCGAGATTCTTTCCAAGATTATTGATCCACTCAAAGAACTAACGATTAACAAATAGGCGAACCATGGCTGAAGCTGAACCAGAAGACGATGATTTTGACGTTACCGTGGTTGAAGAACCTGGTGAAAACGTAACAACGGCGGAAGAACCACCCGAACCAGCCGAGCCGAAAGAAGGCGAAAATTACACGGTTGATGATTTAAGCGGCGAGAGCGGCGAGAAGATTGAAAAGCGCCGTTTGAGCAGTAAGGAAAAGCGCGAGCGCCAACGTGAACAGCGGAATCGTCTTGAGGCCAAGGTTAAGGCACTCACGGCGCAGACTGTTGAGATGCAGCGGAAACTTCAGGCGACTGAGAATAACCAATACGGCCTGCGACTTGATGGGATTAAATGGAAGAAAGAGGAACTACAAAATGTCTATAATAATACGCTTAGACAACTTGAAGAATTTGAAGCCAAGGGGAATTTGAGAGGCACGCGGGAAGCAGTTGAATTAAAAATTAAACTTGAAAATGAATACCGCGCTCTTGAGGAACGCGAGCAGCAGATAGCGCAGGTTGCCAGCCGTCCTTCACCGATTGATAACACCACGGCGAATTATTTTAAAGGTTGGATTGATCGCAATAAAGCTTGGTACAAGGCGGATTTGAGCAATCGGGATTCACGGATTGCTAATGAGCTATCCCAAGATATTCTTGGTGAAGGCTTTGTCACCTCGCAGCCTGAATTTTGGGAAGAACTGGATCGTCGGTGTGCGGATTATATTCCCACTAAGCGGTTGGCTAAGAAACCAGCGAAAAATGAACCTGAATACGATGATGATGATGAGCCGCCCCCGCAGACTGTAAGCGGACGCGGTAGCGGTGCGCGCAGTGAAGGCAGCCGTCAGGAAGTTAAGATTGATTCGTGGACGGTGCAGCAATGGAAGAACGCGGGTATTTGGGATGATCCCAAGGCACGCAATAAGGCAATCAAGGAATATCAAGCGGTTATGGAGAAGGAGAAACGCAATGGATGAGAGATTTAAGC